CTCCCCAGCGGCACGTGGCGACGGCCGACAATAGTTCGATCCCTTTTTAGTCACCCGCAAGCGCCCTAAACTACTATCTGTTTAGGTCGTCCTCAAGTACCTGCGGCCCATAGCCGTAGAGATAGTATGTCCAGAGCGTTGGTAGCTGGAAGGTCAAGCAGCGGTTTCCAAATCCGCAGATGGTGGTTCGATTCCACCCCAACGTGCCCCCAAAGCCTCGCACACAACCTGAGGTACCCCATGGCCACGACCAAGACCGACCTATTCCACGACGACCTGTGCGCCATCCTTCGCAAGCACGGGATTGAGCCGCAGCCGACCAAGCTGACCAACCCCGAGTTTGCCCTGGCCTTCGACGACCTGATGGAAGAGGTCGAGAAGATCCACGAGGCGCAGGGTCCCGCGTTCGCGTGCGACCACTGCGGCGGCCTGTTCAAGAAGCTGCACGCGGAGCGCAAGGCGCAGCTGTCGCTGTGCGCGCAGTGCCACGCGTTGCCGCTGGGCGACTCGACCGGTGCGGAGCACCCAGACGACGGCGGGGAGATGGAGAGCCAGGCTTCGCTTACCCGCTGGGCCAACCCGGGGATTGGTAAATGGTGAGCGTCATCCCCTTCCCGCGCGAGCGCCAGTACGAATTCGAGAGCTGCATGGAGTACGCGCACTGCCTCAACTGCCAGATCCGCGTGGTCGGCACCGAGGGCGAGGGCGTGATCGCGGTGTACGCGACTGGCATCGGGCATGTCGGCGAGGACATCACGGAATACGTCGGTGACGCCAAGATGGGCGAGCTAGACGACGAGCTGCGCCTGCACATCGCGGAGACGTTGCAGGATGAGGCGGACGCGCGGAGGGACGACTAACCGATGGCATACCTACGCTACTCCGACGACTGCCCCTGGTACGTGTACGTGACGACCAGCCGCGAAGGCCAAGAAGTGCTCGAGGTCGATGGCGTTGGCGAGATCCGCGCTGAGGAATTGGCGGCTAGGATGCCAGCCATCTTGGCGAACATCGAAGCCCACTGCGCCAAGCAGTGGGATCGGCCGCCGAATGAGGGCGAGATGGACATGTTGCGCGAGGTCTTCGAGGTCTATCTAGACCGCGTTCGGCAGGAAGCCGCCGAGGCGATGGCGGATGAGAGGGCGGGCAAGTGAGCGACAACGTCTTCCCCAGCTACCTGACCGAGCACCTCGAGTACCACGAGCGCGAGAGCTACCACCCGCGCCCCGGCACCGGGCTGACCAAGCGCGAGCTGTTCGCGGCGCTTGTCTTGCAGGGTTACGTAGCGAACGGTGACAGGCCGCGGGGTATCCGTATCTACGACGCTATCGCTGCGGCCGACGACTTGCTGTCTGCGCTGGCGGGCAAGGAGATCGCGCCTTGAACCTCATACCGCGCCCAAGCGAGATTGCCGCGCTGCCCCCCGCTCAGCGTGAAGCGGCATTCCTCGCGCTACACGAGGGCGTGAAGGCCGAGGCGTGGCGGCGTCGGAAGAAGAAAGGACAGCCCGGCATCAAGTTCATGCCGCTGCTCGACATCGTCGCCGAAGAGTACGGCTACATGGATTGGAACGAGGTCTGTCAGCTGAGCGCCGAGGCACGTGCAAGGGCGGAGAGAGCCGATGCGTGATCACGCCTTCGACCGCCTAACCGGCTGCGAGACGCTAGCGAGCAGCGAGCGGCGCGACCGCCTAGAAGCCGTGGCCGCCTGGCCATGGCTCTACGCCCGCGGCATCCCGCATCCCAACGGCTCACTCGTGCGCGTGCGCGTGCTCGGCCAGTCGCTATGGGACAGCCGGCCGGTCGGCACGATCGTGGACGACGACGGCGTGGAGCAGAGGACGCCGGCCATGGTGTTAGCCGCGGCGGTGGAGGCTCTGAGAGAGAGCGAGTTGGCCGAGCGGCGGGCGCTCGAGCAGGCGCAGACGGATGCGCGGGCGATTGCGTGGCTGCGGGAGCGCGGCTTGCTCGTCGAGACGGTCGGCGGGCAGTGGGTGCTCAAGTGAGCCTGTGCTGCATGTGCGGGCTGCCCGCCACCCTCACCCTTCGCCGCGAGGACGGGCCGGTGGCGCCGCTGGCCTTGTGCTCCAGATGCTTAAGCGTCTGTGTCACCGAAACGGAATATCGCATGTTGACGACGGCGCAGCGCGCTGACCTCAACAGCTTCATTGATACGCAACGCAAACTGGAGGGAAGCAATGAAGACCGTATCGGTGCGCCTTGACGGCGTGTCGCCCATTCTGATCAACCGATTCAAGGAGCAGGACGAAATCCCTGTGACCGTGAAGAAGCACGGCAAGAAGGACTACGGCACGCCGCGCGAGCAGGCCGAGAAGACGGCATACGCCGACCCGGACGGCAAGCTGTGGGTACCGTGGTCGTGGGTTAGCGGGTGTATCCGGTCGATCGCCAGCGACTACAAGATCGCGGGCTCGCGCAAGAGTGTGAAGTCGGTGAGCTCGGGCGCGATCACGCTGACCTCGGAAAAGCTCTATTTCGCCGAGGGCTACACGCTCGCCGACATCGAGATTGATTCGCGCCCAGCCGTTGTACAGCGCGCCCGCATCATGCGGCACCGTGCGCGGCTGGAGTCGTGGGCGCTCGAATTCGACGTGGAAATTGACGAGGACATCCTGCCGTTGGATCAGGTCCACGGCATCCTGGCCGACGCCGGCAAGCGCGCGGGAATTGGCGACTACCGCGTGGAGAAGGGTGGGCCGTTCGGCAAATTCATCGTGGCGAAATGGGAAGTGCTCAAAATCGAGGAGCCTGTCGCCCTCGATACGAAGCGGCATGCGCGTGGCTGAGTCGGGTAACGCTCGGTTGGGCAAGCTTGGGCAAGGTTTGGAAGGCAAGGCAAGGCGCGAATTCGTGCCGCGAGGTACGGCAAGGCGCAGCGTGGTTAGGAACGGATGGCGCGGAGGCCTACGGCAGCGCAAGGCAACGCGAGGCGTGGATGGTTTGGCTTGGTTGCCACAGGTTGGGTAGCGCGGGGTTGGGCAGGGCTTGGATGCACTGGAGCGGCATGGTTGGGCTGGGTCGGGTTGGGCCTGGCGCGGAGTGCTTGGGTATCGCACGGTGATGTGTCGCGAGGTTAGGCGCTGAGCGGCCTGGTACGGACGGCCCGGAAGGGCAGGGCTAGGTAACGCAGGGCGTGGCGAGGTCACAAACAAACAGTGAAGGAAACCCAGCAACAATGAGTACCACCGAGCTGTCTGCCCCGCGGCGCCTGCGCCCGCCGTTAACCCCGTCGCGCCTGGCGTTCATCTCGCGCCTGCAAGCCGAGGCGCTGAAGCTGGCCGATGAGGCGCGGCTGTTCCTGTCGATCGACCCGCTGGACGACGAAAGCCTCGTGTTCCAGGGCGAGGAGATCACGCGGCGGTGCGCGCGGATTAACGGGATGCTGGCACGAGGCGTCGATGGCTAGCAGCAAAGCCAAGGCCGGGAAACCGGCAAAGAAGGCGCCAACAATGCTGAAGCCGTGTCCTTTCTGCGGGACCAGCCAGTGGTTGTGCCTCTTGGGAACCAACCATTACTGGGTTCACTGCGAAGAGTGCGGCACCGAGGGCCCTTACAAGGCGAGCAAGTTTGATGCGCGTGCCGCGTGGAATCGGCGCGCTAAGCCCGACGCCCAGGCCGCGCGGCGGGCGGGAGGCAAGGGGCCATGAGGCGACATATCACGCGATACGGAATGATTTACATGTACCTGTTCTGCCTCGCATACTTCGGCACCGAATTCGCTGCGGCAGCATGGAAGCACTCCCCAGAAACGCCGCTGCTACTTCTGGTCTTCGGCGCTTACGTCATGGGCATCTCCAGCGAATTGCGTGCGGTGGAGTGGGAGAAGAGAGCCGGAGGTGAGGCGTGAAGCCGGACGTTATGGCCCTCCAGGCTCGCGTTGCAGCATTGATTGTCGAGCGTGACGCGGCTCGCTCCGAAGCTGCCATCTACGAGGGGCAGTACCTAGAGGCGAAGTTGCAGCGCGACCGCCTCGCCGCGCTGGTGGGTACATACCGCGAAGCGCTGGAGTACTACGCGCGCTCACCGAACGCCAACAGGACTAGGGCCGAAACTGTGCCCATGATCGACTACACCGAGGACACGGCCGTAGCCCGCGCGGCGCTTGCCGCTGGGAAGGGGTCTGAGCCCGCAAAGGAGACGACATGATCATCGGCAAGGACGACAAAGAGCGCGTGCAGCGTCTCCAGGACATGGCCCACAGGGTCAGCGAAGCGGATCGCTGGCTGTCAGAATTTCGCGAAGTGCTCGGGCCTCTTTGGGACTACATCCAGGGGAAGCGGATCACCCACGTCATGGAAAGCGGGCGCAAGCTGGAGATCATGGCGCAGGGGGACATCAGCCGTGTGCGGGAGGGGCTTCGTAAGCTGCTCAATCCGCCGGCCGCCGAGCGCGGCGAGAAGGGGGGCGAATGATTCACATCGGAAGCTGGACGGTCGGCGTTGCGGGTATCACCGTCGCGGTGACGTTGCTTCTCGTCTACATCTTTGGCTGGCGCGAAGGCTACTGCCGCAAGTGTGCGCGGCGCGGCGAGAAGGGCGGGGGCGGCAATGGGTGAGAGCACCGAAGTAGAGCCGTGCTATCAGACCTTCGGTCGCCTACTAGCCGAAGCCCGGAAACGAAAGGGCCAAACACAGCAAGAACTAGCAGATGTGCTCTCAATGAATCGCGCTTCGATTGCCAACATTGAGCGCGGGGCGCAGCGCATTCTGCTCCACGACGCACTACAGGCGGCGCGGTTGCTTGGCCTCCGGCTCGACGATCTTCCCGCGTGGCCACTCGATGCTATGGCAGGAAAGGTTGCCGCTGAACGAAAACGAAAAACCACGCTCCGCGCCAAGATCCGCGCGCTGCAGGCTGAGTTGAAAAGCGGAGGTAGCCCATGAGCGGCGACATCGACAAGGCGCTGGCGACACCTGGTAGACGCAGACGCCCCGACCTAGAGACGCGCCTGTACAACTGGCTGGGACATTACGACTACCCCTACACGCATCCGCCGGGCCACGAGCTTCGCGTAATGCTCGACGAGTCGCAGCTAGCGCGCATCGGGAACGATGGTTTTGAGCTGTGGCTTGGCACCATGGACCATTGGCACTGCTTCTACAAAGCTCCCGAAGCGCGCAAACTCGCGTGGTTCATTCTCTGGACGTGGTGGGCAAAGACAACGTGGTTCGGGTTGCGCCGATGGGCTTGGTACAAGCTGCTCACGCGGCAATGTGCTCGCTCGAAAGCCGCAGCCCTGGCGGCGAAGGTGGGGGCAAATGGCTGATCCATGCACATGGCCGCAATGCATTTGCGTCAACACAGCTAATTGCAAACGGAACATGGTCGTTCTGCGATTCAACTGGCCAGCCGCGTGGAAGGCGAAGGCCAAAGACCTCCGCCACGCCGAGGCCATCTCCGCCCATGCGGTCACCGTGCTGTCGCGCCTACTGGACGAGAAGAAGACCGAGCGTGACGAGGCTCAGAGATTGCGCGACGTCTGGAAGCGGCGTGCAGAAGACATCGAGCGTCGGACCAAGGAGAACTTCGAGGAGTTCTTGAAGACCGAGGCTCAGCTAGGCGAGCTGCGCCGGCTGGCCGCTGGCATGCTCGAAGCCCACGTTTACGCGGCACACGACGGCGGCTGGCGACTGTCGCCGGATGCCAAGGCGAAACTTTCGGCTGCTGAGCTAGCGCTCCGCGCGCACCTCGACAGCTCATCTGGCGATTCGCTGCCGGGTTCAGTCTCAGAGACTTCACGGGAGGGGGGCAAAGATGGCGAAGGCTGATCTGGACGAGATGCGCCGTGTCGCCAACCTGATGAACGGCTTCGACGATCCTTTTGCAACGCTGCTCCGCGCTGCGGTCGACGAGCTGGAGGCTGCGCGCCGCGTGATTCACCAGGCTAGGCGATTCGTCCCCGACCCCGACGTGATCCAATGGGAACGCCGTGAGGTGGACATTCGGGACGCGCTTGACGCCTACGACAAGGCGGTGGGGAGGGGGCTAAATCCCACGCGGGAAGAAGTCCGCGAAGTGCTAGAGCCACTGCTCAAAGACCCACCTTTCTAGGAGGTAAACCGTGAGTGTCGTCGAGAGGGCCCGGGCCTACGTGCAATGCCGCGGGTGCGGCGTACTCGTCTGGAGCATGACGACTGTGCTCAGGCCGTCGCCCACGCTGCTAGTCGAGCACTGGTGCCTCAAGTGCCACGAGGCGAGGAAGCTGGCGGAGCTGGGGCAATAGGTGATATGCCCATGTCCATGGACGAAGCCAAAGCCAAGGCCAAGGCCGCGGTGGATTTAGCAAACGCGGTACGCGCGGCCCTAGATGCCGTTGATGCGAGCCAGCGCAAATGGACGATCGCTGGCGGCGTGCCGGTGGGCGATGCCCCAGAGGTCGAGGCGCTACGCGAAGCGCTCAGGCGGTTCGATGCGGTTGCGCCCTAGGGCAGCACCTTCGGCTTGCGCAGAGTCAACGGCGCCGTCGTCGTGATCCGCAGCGCGCCGAACACCGCGCCGAGAATGGCGCTGTACGCCTCGGGGTAGAGCGCGATCACCGGGGCGACGCCCGGGATCACCGGGAGTACCGCGGTGACGATCGACGCCCAAAAGGTCTTTGACTGGTACCAAGGCTTATTGCTGTCATCCATGACCGTTCTCCCTTGCACGCTCTAGGTGGCGGATCTTGTCGAAGGCGTGGTCTAGGTCGGTGCGGGCCTTCGTGAGTACCTGATCGGACGTTGTGAGCCGGTCTTTTAGGCGCTGGACGATGTGCAGCTGCGTGATGATCGCGGCGAGCTGGCCGCGGATGTACGCCACGTCCTTGCCCACGGCGAAATGCGCGACGACCAGCGAGACGAACCCGCCGCCTAGCGCCCAGACGGCTTTTTCAAGCAACGGATTCACTGCGCGAGCTCCGGGTTAGGCGCCTTCTCCCTGGCCTGCCTCTCGCGCCTCGCTGCCGTCTCGTCGTCCAGGACGGCTACCCGCATCGGCCGCGTGGTCGGCTCCAGCGACGAGTGCGGCGACTCCTCGTGGTCTACGGCCTCGCTTGCCACCTTGTCGACGAGCGGGGTCACCCGCTGCTTCCAAAGCGCCAGCGTCGTTACCAGCGTCGCCAGCGTGATCAGGAGTAGCAGCCCTTGTACGATGTCCATGCCATTCCTCGCGGGTGATGCTGATGAGGTGGGCGTCCCAGAAGCGGCCGTCTTTCCAATAGAAGGCGCGCCGGGTGCCGTCCTGCTTGAAGCCGATGGCTTGAAAGATCGCCATGGCGGGGTTTCCCTCGAGCGTCTCGCCCCATACCTGTTCAAGCGCGAGGTTGTCGAACGCGTGCGCAAGGAGCATCCTGAGCCCGCTGCTCCCTAGCCCCTGTCGGTGCTTTTCGGGATTTAGGTACAACGAGAACTCGGCCCGACGATTGAACCAATCAATGGACGTGAGCCCGGCCACGCCGACTAGCTCGGCCCCCGCCGCCACCTTCAGCCATAGCCCGTACATTTTGATGCTGGGATCTTTAGACTGTCGCTCATACCAAGCGGTTTGCGCAACATCGGAGATCAAATCGTTTTGGCGGCAGTACCGCCAGATGCTGTAGTGGTTCCGCCACTCGCGGACGCGGACGGCGTCGGTCGAGTCGAAGGCGCGAAGTTCAAGGCTCACCGGGATCTTCATGCGCGCGCCTTCCTATGCTCTTCGCCGTGGTGAAATCTGCAAAGCCAACGCACGTCAAGCGGCTTGGAATAGTCGTGGTGATGGGCATCAGTCGGAGTTGTGCCGCAGACCTCGCATGGCAAGCGCTGGATCTTGCCTGCGGCAACCGCTTTGCTCACCCGCTTGTGGGCGCGGATCTTCTCTCTGTTTTCTCTAGCGTATCGCTGGCACCACGTCCTGCTCTTCGCGGCCCCTTCCGGGCGCGAGCGAAAACGTCTCGCTGCCTCTTTCATGACTTCGCGACCACGCTCCGTCTGGCTGTACATGACCCGGCGCTTGCTATCGTACGCTTTGCCTTCTGCGGTCTTCCGGCGCTGACGCTGGTACTCGATCTGGCAAGGTTTGCACTTCGTTTGCAGGCCATCAGTGCGTCCAGCGCACTTGTGAAAGTCGCTTCGCGGCTTGTCTTTCTTACACAAATAACAACGTTTCATGCGCTTTTTGCCCTCACTCGCTCCGCAAAGGGGCTGCTCGGAAGCTCCCCTTTCATCCTTACTTCGCCGCGTTTTACACGACCCAGGATGTCTCTGCACGTGTCGAGCACGCCGTGCATCTCGCCGAGGTGCGCGAAGGACAGGAAAAAACTGGGACCAAAAAGCAGACCTGCTAGGCAAGCCTCCTGGAAGAACATGGCTCGAGCGCGCAGGTCGCCCTTGAACGCGCCGCGCGACGGGTACCCCTCGATGCGCACGGCTTCCGGCCAGATGGCGTTGAAGCCGTCGAGGAACTGCGCGCCGTGCTCCCACAGGTTCGCCAGGTCGTACTTGGTCTGGAGTAGCGTCATGGTCGTCTTGGCGGCGACCAGGGATAGCGTCTCGCCAGCGTAGGTCGAACTAACGAAGTATTCGTCGGGACAATTCATAACCGCGTACTTGCCGCCGACGACAGCCAGCGGCATGCCATTGGCAATCGCCTTGCCGAGGCAGATGAGGTCCGGCGTGATCGACCAGTTGGTCGCCACGGTGAAACGCGGCCATCGGAACCCGGTGATGACCTCGTCGAAAATGAGCAGAGTGCCGTGCTTTGTGCACACTTTCCGCAATTCTTGGAGATAAGCACGCCGCGCGTCGCTCGCGTCGGTCACGACCGGCTCGACGATCACGGCCGCGACCGTGCTGTCGATCTGGTCGAGCTTGTGAAACGGCTCGATCGCTCGAGTAAAGCCGTCGTCGTCGTTCGGCACGCCGTAGGCCGGCGGCGTCAAGCTGACGAACTCGTCGTGCCAGCCGTGATAGGCGTCGCTCAGCACGTAGTGTCGTCCGGTCGCTGCGCGCGCGATGCGGATGGCGGCCGAGCACGCCTCGCTGCCGGACTTCAGGAACTTCACCGCATCGACGAACGGCACTAGCTCCTTGACCTTCTCCGCCGTCTCCAGCTCGTGGTGGGTAGAGAAGGACAGGGATGCGCCGTGCGGGAGCTGCGCGGCGATCGCGGCGTTTACGCGCGCGTCGCCGTAGCCGAGGATGTTGGTGCCCAGCCCGCAGATGAAGTCGAGATACTTGCGGCCGGCGTGGTCCCACAGGTGGCCGCCGTGGCCGCGGGCGACATGCGTCGGGTAGACGCCTTGCACGTGGCAGCTCGGACGCTTGCTGTTCGTCAGCGCAGCCTGTGCGATGCAGTCTTGGGCGCGCCTGTGCAGCGCGAAATGGTCGCTCATAGGCGGTGCACCGCTTGCCTGCCGAACTTGCGCTCGGCCTTGAATAGCTTGAGATCGCGCCGACTGTACTCGTCGCGCACGCGCGCTAAGTCGTCTGCCGTGTCGACGCTCAGCTTGACGTGGCTTTGGTCGTGGTAGTTCAGCACGCAGCCCATGCGCGCCCAGTCGGGTGGCTCGCGACGAGCCATGAGGGTCACGTGCTCGCGGTCGGGGGCTGTCTCCGCGGCGCCATGCAGCCAGCCAAGCATGCGGCTGCTCATGACCTCGCAGTCGTGCCCGTCGATCGCCGTGCGCGTCTCTTCGTCCACGTTTGACACGTAGTCGTACCGCCCCTTGATCGCTGTCGTGATGTGCTTGGCGATCAGGAAGTCGGGGATTAGCGGGCAATCGCCGGTGATGCGCACGACGAAGTCGGGCGAGTAGCGCTCGAGCGCCGCGTAGTACCGGCTGAGCACGTCTTGCTCCGGGCCTTCGACGACGCCCACGCCACGCGCGAACTCCTTGGCGATGGGATCAGCGGTCGGCACGAGCAGCGCCACGCTGACCTCGGGAGCATTCGGCGTCGGCCGCGACATCAGGTAGCGCGCGGCCTCGCGGCAAGCGTCGACCACATGGTCTAGCATGCGCCGCTCGCCGATCAGCTCGAAGGCTTTGCGCGGCAGCCGGGTAGACCCGCTGCGCGCCTGTATCGCTATTAGGACTTTGGTTGGCAAAGGTCGGCTACCTTCTTGTGGGCTCGATAGATGGCGTCGTAGTCGGTCGTCGATGGGTCACGCAGCCAGCGGTCAACCATGCGGATGTAGGCGCCGTCCATGTCGCTCGCGACGAGAGGGTGCCCGTTGATCTGCGCCTTCCAGACGGGCGAGTCGTTCCGCAGCTCGACCGGGCCGTTGGCCAAGGTCACGAGGCTGATGCAATCCCAGGCTAGGCCGTCGCCGCCGCTCTTGAAGTAGTCGTAGGAGGTCAGGCCGGTGCCGTCCTTGGGGAAGGAGAGTTCCGCGTACTGGTTGACGACCTTCAGGCGTGTGCCCGCTGCCTTGAGGTCGGCCAGCAGCTCCTCGAGCGCGTCGAGATCCTTGGTAACCGGCTTCTCGCAGAGGATCGGCAGGCTGTAGTCCTTGAACGCGCGGATGTGATCGACGTGGTAAGGCGTCGGGCTCGCGATGATGATGGCGTCGGCGGTGAAGGATAGCGTGCGCACGTCGCCCAGCGGGTTTTCCCGCGGGTCGTGGCCTATGACTTGATGGCCGAGGTACTCGCAGATTTTCGCGTAGCGGCGGCCCATGTTCCCAAGGTGCCCGACAATCCCGACGATCATGCCGATGCCCTCCCTGCCTTGTGCTCTTGTGCAAGCCTCGTGACTATGTCGCGCAAGAGTGAGTCGAGCTCGTCGGCCGTGTACTGCGCGCATGTGTCGCTCCTGAGGCAGCCGCCGTGCGTGCTCTCGAGCACCTCGTACAGCTTCTCGGTGCCGCGCAAGCCCGTCACGTTGGTACGGAACTTCTTGATGCCGAGGAGCCGGGCGCAAGCTTGGGCTACGTCGGTGACATACGCCCCCTTGCACGGCGGGATCACGGCGCGGTCATTCGGCGCGGTCTTGTAGCGTTCGAGCACCAGCGTCGCGGCGTCTTCAATGCGCAGCCAGAAGCGCGTCATGCGCAAGTCGGTGATGTTCACCTGGCCGCTGTCGAGCAGCGAGCGCACGAAACACTGGATCACGCTGCCGCGGCTTGCCAGCACGTTGCCCCAGTTGAACACCGAGAATTTCGTGCGCGTGCCCTTGTTCATCTCCAGCAGCACGTTCTGCGCGAGCGCTTTCGTGTAGCCATACGTCGTGATCGGCAGGACGGCCTTGTCGGTGTTCGAGTAGACGACATAGGGCACCTGGGCAGCAGCCGCGGCATCGGCGATATTGAGCGAGCCTTGCAGGTTCGTCTTGATCGCCTCGACCGGGTTCGCCTCGCAGGTGTCGATGTGCTTCAGCGCCGCGAAATGGAAGACGGTATGCGCGCCGCGCACCACGTTCTTGACCGCGGCTCGGTCGCGGATGTCGCCGATCACAAAGCGCACGCTCGGGAACTCGGCCCGCGCCTGGTACTGCTTCATCTCGTCGCGGCTGTAGCAGGTGATCTTGGTGCCGGGATCGCGCTGCAACAGCTGCCGCATGATCTCGCTGCCAAGCGTGCCGGTGCCGCCGATCACCACGTAGCTCATCGCGCGGTCCTCGGTGACATCATGAACACGTCGTTGGCGTCGATGCGCGAGACGTGAAGAAGCGCGCCGTTCGCCGCCAGGTCGCGTAGCATCTCGGCGCACTCGATGCTCGGCGTGCGCTTGCTAGCCTCGGCCGCCGCCGTCGCCAGCTTGTCGCGCAGCGTCGCGAGTTCGGCTCCCGCGTCACGCAGCGCGTGCTTGCTGACCTCGTGCTGCCCCTGCTCGGCCGAGAGCCGAATGAGCGCCTCACGGCCAGCCCGGCGGGCTCCTTTGAGCGCCAGTCCGAGGTAGCAGGCGACACAAAACGCAATGAATGCCGCGGCTAGCGCAGCTATAAGTGAAAGCGAGATAAATTGTACCCGTGATAAGTTTGGCTAATACCGAGCATAAGATCTGCCCGTTTCTTGGGCAAGCCCTTTTGCTGTCAGCCCACCATGAAGCTGACGGTGGCCTCTTTAATCCCTTTCGTGCCGCTGGCCGTGAAGCCGGTGGACGACAAGCTTTTGAAGAGCGTGATCGTGCCGGCGGTGTTCACCGTCCACTTTTCCCAAGTCGCCGTGCCGTTATCAAATGTGTAGGACGCCACGTACTGGATACGCGCCGGGAACAGCGAGGCAGGTAGCCCCGTAATCGTGGCCGATGTCGCGTTTGACGTGCCGACGATCTCAGGGATGAAAATGGTGACGCCCTTTCCGGAGCGGGACCAGTAGCTGGTCCCGGTCGGGCTTGTCGTACAGCCGGTAAGCGTGCCAGTAAAGGATCCGGTATCTTCCGCAGTCGTTAGCCGCCAGTGGGAATTTGCCGTTGGAGTGTCCTGTAGTGCGACAACTACTGCGTAACCTGTGCGGATCGTCACGATGAGCGAGCCGTCGCTCCCGTTGATGTCGAGATCCGACGACGAACGGTTCTCGATTGTCCACGACTCTCCAGCCTTCACGCTCGTTGTAGGCAGGTTGACATCGCCACCATCATTAACGACCTGAACGCGCTTGTGAGCGACCGTGAGCTGCCATGGGGATGACCCGCCGACCTCGGGTACGGTGCCGACGTATTCCGCTGACGAGAGACCGCCCTGGAAAGTCTTGAGCCCAGTGATCGCCGTCGCTCCCGCCGTCATGACGAAGTCGGCTGCGGCACCAGCGTCGGGCAGCGTGTACGTGCGGTCGGCCGCAAGGGCCGCCGAGACGATCCGCGCCGTGTCGGTGTCAGCCGTGCCGAAGTAGACGCCAGCCACCCCGACGTCGGCCGAGCCTAGGTTGTACGTATTGGTCGTCTTTGGCACGAGGTTTGACGCCAGTGATGCGTTGACAATCAAGTCATCGGCCGAAGCGTTGCCGATGTTCACGTGGCCGTTGGCCGTTAGTGCCCCGGCCAAGGTCAGCGCGTTGATCGACAGGTCTTTCGTGCCGTCGCTCATCCCGTTGATCAGGTCGTTGAAGTTCTGCATGACCTGGCTGGCATCAGCCGTGGTCCCGTTGGTGAGCGTGTAGGTTACGCTGGGCGCGGGCATTGGTTACTTCCCTCCAAGGCGCCGCGAGATGGCGCGAGTACGTTCGAAGTTGTCGAGGATGCGCCGGTAATCCGGGTCCTTCATCAGGCTAACGTGCGTGGCATTGAGCGCTGGGGCTCCCTTGCTGGCGGCGTCCTCGAGCAGCAAGCCGAACTTGCCGAGGCGTTCGGGAGCCTTCTCGATGATCTCGGCGACACGCTTGGCGCCGGCCGCCAGGAAAGAGTCGCCGTACTGCCGCGCCAGCTTGTTCATGCCGCCGAGTAGGATGGCGTTCTGGGGGCCACCGCTCGCCAGACCCGCAGCGCCAGCGATTGTGTCGGTCAGGCTGATCTCGCGGTTTCCTTGGGTCTGGCCTAGGCGAGAAGCCGCGATCTCTTGGGCCTCTTTCATGACGCCATAGGTCTTCTTGGCGCCTTGGTACGCTTCGCTGACCGCTTGATTGCGCGCGGTCGTCGCGGCGCTTCCGCCTGCGCCAAGTGCCTTACCGCTGCCTTGCGCGACGGCAGCCTCGAGATTGCCTGTTTTGGCGACTACGTCGTCGAGGTGCTCGCGGATGATGGAGTAGAGCTCCTTCTTGAACCCCTGCGGCACCGTGTCGCTGTTGAAGTTGGTAATCTTGCCCTGCGTGCCCTTGATCACGTTGCCTTCGCGCATCGTGAGGCCACCAGCTGCCTTGAAGTCGTCGGCGATGGCGCGCAGCTTGTTGAGCTCGCCCTTGAGCAGCGGATTCTTGTCGTTCGGCTTGATCAACGTCTTCTCGATCGTCTGGCCGATCTTCGACATGTTGAACTGGAACTGCTTGTCCACGTAGCTCTTGAGCGCTTCTTTGCCCTGCGGCGGCATCTGCCCGCCGATGAGACCGTCGTCGATCATCGTTTTGGCCTGGTTGACCAGGTCATCGACCGCGCCGAGTGCCTTGCCGATCTCTTGGCCTGCGGCGTCCTTCTGCGCGGCAGCGCGTTGCGCCACGTCGTCGAGGGATACGCCGGCAGTCACCACGCCTTTCTCGAGCAGCTCGCTGCCGGCCGCCAGCTTTGCGCCCTCGCTCATGTTCTTCAGGTCTTTGCCCATGTAGCCGCTGGCCTTGAGCGCCTTGGTGGCTGCCAGCTGCTTCAGGTTATCGGGCTTTAGCGCGGAGAGCGCTTTGCCGGCGACCGACACGGCGCCTTGGAGCACGCCGCCGATCACGGCGCCCTTCACCACGTCTTTGCCGAACTCCTTGGCGCCTTCGGGGTTGGCGTAGCTCACCGCCTCGCTGGTGCCTGCGCCCGAGATCGCGCCGAGGCCCGCTGCCTTGCCGATGTTCTGGGCAGTCGTCGCGCCCTTGGCCAGGCCGACCGGACTCAGCAACGAGGTCGCAAGACCTCCCCCGATCGCGCCGCCGATGAACGCCTTGGGGTTGTCCGCCTTGGCCTCGTCGTAGTTGGTCCGCGAGTGCCTCAGGCGGGTTTCGTAGGCGTCGCGCAGACTGATGTCACCGCGCTGGCCGGTCTTCGCCTGTACGTAGTCAAAGAGTGCGCCAGCGCCAGCTTCGATTTCGTCGGGGAAGCCAAGGAGCGCGCCTTGCGCAGCACCTGCCATGACCGACGAGCCGATCGACCGCTTGGGCCGCTCGCGCTCAGCCACGGCTTCGCGCACGCGCAAGAGCTGCTCGGTCGACATCGACTTGATATCGAGCGGTGGCGACTCACGCGCCGGAGAAGATGGCGTAGCCACCTGCTCTCGCATCTTGAGCAGCTCTTCGGTCGACATCTTGGACAGGTCGGCCATTACTCAACGTCCCCCGGTGCGGCGGCCGGTGTCTTGCGGGCGGTCGGCGACATCGGGAAGTGCTCCGCGACGGCGCAGCTCGGCGTCGATGTCGTCGAGCGCGACATCAGGCGGCGCGACACCCGGTTTCGCGAAAGCTTCGCCTGCTGCCTGTGGCTTCTTTCGCGTTGAGCGATTGCCTGCAAGACTCGTTTTGGCCGAGCCGAAAGACGGGTCGATCACGTACCGCGGGTCTACCTGGAACTGCTTCGCCACGTCGGCGTAGCGAGCGTCCTGCTGCTCCTGCAGCTCCAGCTGCCCCTCAAGCGTGTCCTCGGCTTCAACGAGGAAAGCTTGGCGCTGCTCAGGGGTAAGCCGCTCCCCCTTGAGCAGCTTGTTGTACGTATTGATGATCTTGTCATCGAGGCCGCCGGTGTTCTCGGCAGTTGCGTATTCGCCTTCGCGAACCGCTGAGTCGGGGTCCTGCATCTTCATGAACGCATAGACCATCTTGATATCGGTCGCGCCCGTGCCATCGGTCTTCGTCGCCGCCTTTTCGAGGTTCTTGTAGGCCGCGACGATCGACTGCGTGCGTTTGGTGACCGGATGAGAGTTGTACTCCTTGCGCAAGTCCTGCCCGTTCTGCGGCGACTTGTCGGCGGGAGCTGCGTCTGGCGGTGCCTCGATGAAGTCCTCGGACCCGTCCGAGTACTTGGTTAGCTTGCCCTTCTTGCCGCCGCGCATGGTGTCGGCCGAGGTGAGCGTCGTCTTTTTGTCGGGCTTCACTTCCTTGCCCCTCACCTTGAGGAACAGCGGCGTCTCCTTGCCCGTCTGCGCATCGCGCACGAAAGCCGGAATCGCGCCCGGTGTCCCACTGGCGACCTCCTCGAAGTCTTTGGCCATGGCCGCGCGCTGCATGGGCGTAAGCACGCCGCGCTCTTGCTCTTGCCGCGTCTTGACCTGCGCCATCTTCTCGCCCTGCTTTTCCAGGCGATCGGCTTCGTCGGCATCCGCTTTGTCGCTCGCCTGCTTCAGCCCGTAGACCTGCGTGGCGATTTGCAGACCTCGCGCGAGTGCCTCGAGCGGGTCCTTCTTCTCGCGCATCTGCGGGACGATGACGCCAGGCATCAGGCAATCTCCTGCTCAGCGAGGCTGCGGGCCTTCTTGATCGTAGGGGCGTACTGCGCCTGCTGGGCGGGCGGCAGCGTCATGAGGGACGACTCGGCGTCGCGGAGCGCGCGCACGTTGTCGTTGGACGCCTGCAGCGTGTCCATGCGGCGTTGGATCGCCGAGGTTTGGACGGTCGGTACCTCGGCGCGTTGCTTCTGCTGGCCGCTCAGGAGCGAACTCGCGGTGCTGCCCAGGCCTGCGCCTGCGCCTGCGCCCATGAGCGCGTCGGAAGCACCGAGCATGGCCGGGTTGACTGCGCCGAGTGCCGCGCCACCGAGGGCGAGCAGCTTGCCGGACTGATTCTCTTTTTGCCGCTGCTGCGGCATGACAACGTTAGACATGATGATGCTCCCCGGTTGTTACCAGACCTTCCACTTCTTGCCCTTCTTGCGGCCGATGCCGGTGCCAAGCAAGCCGCCGCGCCCGCCAAGACCGGTACCGAGCATTCCGCCCATACCGAGCATACCCGGGTCTTCCATGTTCTCGTTGTAGGACTGGATTTTCGCCGCGAGGTCGAGGTTTTTCTTGTCGACGAACTGTTGGTGGCGAAACTGATCAACGCCGAAGTGGAAGTTCTTCTCGAACTGCTCTTTCTGCATGTTGATGCTGGCGCTCTTGAACGTGTCGTCCATGTACGCGCGCTTTTCATTGAAACGCATGGTCTGGCCGAACTGGTCGGCCTGCAGGTCGCGGCCAAGCTTCGACTCGCCAGCGGCAAACTCCTGGCTGCCGAGCCGCTCTTCGCGGGCGAAGTCCCGGCCCTTGCCAGCCTCGAGCGCCGCGAACTCCTGGGAGCTCAGGCGCTCGCCGGTCTGGTACTTGCGCTGCGCTTCTGCTTGCAACGCGGCGAAGTCCTGGCTGCCCATGCGCTCGCCACGCGAGAACTCTTGGCTCGCCTCGCGCTCGCCACGCTGGAAGTCGCGACCTTCCTTGATCTCGGCGATGCGGCGGTTCTCCGCCGACTCGGCTACGTCGATGCCTTCATTGGCCGTCGCCAGCCGCTTGGCCGACTCGTCGCGCGCCTGCCCCTCCAGCTTGACCATGGCGCCGGATGGCCCGCCGCCCATGCTCGCCATACGCCGCTTGATCGCGTCGCCAGCCTGCTGGGAGTTTGCCGACTCTTGCTGCGCCGCGCGCTTGCGGGCAACGTCGAACTGGTTGACGGGCGCCGGTGCAGCCGCTGCCATCAGCGTTTCCCCTTCACGTTGTAGTTGAAATTCATGCCGTGCACCTTGAAGCGGTAGCCGGCCGTGTTCTGATTGCTGAACTTGAGCTGGATGCGCTTGCCGCGCAGCGCCAGCGGGATGCGCACTTCTTCCTGCTGCGTGCCGCCACCCCAGCTGGCGTTTCCCCAGATGAAGTCGTCCCAAAGCGTTGATCCGGGGTCTAGGTCGACCTGTTGGGCAACCCCTTCGCCAAGATCAGAGTCGGTACGCGCCGTCACATTCATCATGAATGCGCCGGTTTTCTCGACGAGCAGCTTGACGTAACGGAAGTCCTTTTCGGAGTTTTCGTCTCCCGGTACGCCGCTGAACTCTTTCGTCCAGAAGTAGCAGTCAATCGCGCTGCCGTCGTCGGTGTAGACGCCAGCTTCCAGCTGGTAGACGAATCCGGTAGCCGAGCTACTGCCGTAGTACAGCTTTCCGTCGTAGACGGTGAACTGCGCAGCGTTGATGCCGTCGAGAGGCGACCACGCGGCGTCTTGGCGCTTGGCGAGATTCGACCGCGAGAAATCGAAGACGTACACGCGATTGTTCGCCGTGACGCCCGAGCCGTAAGGAACCGAGATATACGCCTTGCCCTTGAAGACCAGCGCGCTGATCTGACCGAGAGCGGCCTCAGCCACCTGGAACATGTCAGGCTCGATCCGGTCGCTCTTGCGGTCGCTGCCAGCGGTCGCGAGGTCGAGCACGGTCGCTTCTGGATCTATGCTCGACCCGCTGAGCGCGGCAAACCCGGCGAACTTGGTGTTCGCGACGACCGGGTACATCAGCTTGTTGTCGTAGAGAAACGCGCCGAACGGCGACCGGCTGCCGAACTCGTTGCGCACGCGGATGACCCGCCATTCGGTCGGATCGGTCGACGGCATGTAGTTCAGGTAGGTGTCGCGCGCGCCGCGTACCACGATGCCGTTGTCGTAGACATCGAGGCCCTTGCAGATGTCGCCGGTCGCATCGCCCACGCGGATGAAGTTGGTCGCCTTGACCGTGTAGGGCTCGAAGAGCTCCGTGTACCAAATAAACCCGGGGTTTTGGACGTCGTCCATGAACAGTCGGTTGTCGTGGTAGACGCACACGCTGTACTTCGGCGGCTCGCCGTTGTCAGTTGGCGCAGCTGCGCCAGCAGGGAAATTGGTGTCTGAGAAAGTCGTCGTCGTATTGTCGCTGATCGTCGCGATGCGCTCGTAGGAACCGGCCGTGCCCGAGGCTCGGTAGAGTCGCCGCGCGCTGACGCCGTGGCTGGTCGGTGCCACCGGAATGCCGGTGATCTCGACCGAGCCGTTGAGGCCGACCGCGAGCCCGGTCGACGCGCTGCTCACGTCGCCCTCGGCCGACTGCGCGTTGACGTAGCTCACCTTGTAGAGGTAGGTGGCCGCCGCGAAGGTGCCGCCGGTAGCCGAGACAACCCCCGAAAAGCCGCTCAGCGAGGGCACCGGCACGCCGTGCCGCGTGAACGCGGTCCCGTTGTACTTGTACGGGGTAACGCCGCCGTTACCGATGAACATGTGGTTTTCGTACTGGGCGGTACCGACGCGAGAGCCGGCCGTGAATACGCTTTGAGCGCTGGCGATCGTCGAGAAGGACGTGCCGGCAAGGCCCCAAGCGGTGCCGCCAGCGAAGACAACCATGGTTTCGCTGCCGGACGAGTCGCGGCGCGTGTAGACGCCGTCGAAAGCGAAGGAACCGACCGCTGCCGTGTTCAGCTTGGTGCTACCGGCGCGCGTTTCGACCGCGCCATTCGTAAAAACGACGTTGAGACACGACGGCGACTCGTTGTCTGGGATCAGCGAGCGCTCATACTTCGTGTTCAGCCCGCCATCGAGCGCCACGCGGCCCCTGGGCGGGTATGTCACGTCGTACTTCGCGGTCATCCGATCACCAGCTGGTCGAATTCGCGCTCTTCGTCGCGCACGAAGCTGAAGCCGTCGCCCGTCATCATGCGGCGCTCGTATTTCTTGGCGTCGCGGACTTTTTTGTCCCAGTTTTCCTTGTGCATCACTGCACCCTGGTAGTTTTTGTCGGTGACGCACATGCGGTAGAGCACGTACTCGGCTAAGTCGAGGTGGTAGCGGCTCGGCGTGTCGAGCGTCGCGCTGTTCGAGGTCTTCTCGGACGGCTGGACGAAGGCATAGACCTTGATCGTCAGGCCGCTTGAGACTGGGATCGGGCCGAAGATGACCGTTTCGTCCCAGATTGCGTAGATGTATGGCGTCCCGGTCGCTGCGGCCGGAGTCGCCGTAAGGTTTTGCACCTCGTCGAGCGACTTCGGCATGACGCGCACGCCGTCGTAGGTTACCCGCTTGATCGAAATGCCGAGGGTCGGGAAGGCGTATTCCTGCTGGCTCGCGACACTGGTCGTCGAGTAGGTCGCGCGGCAGCATTTTGCCTCGCGTGCGAGCTCCATCTCGGCGTCGTAGATCCAGTTACGGACCAGCGCGTCCGGGAAAAGCGGGTCGCCGACAGCGTTGTACTGCTGCCGCGCGTAGTCCATGAGGCTGGAAAGTTCCAAGGGGCTAGCTCCAGTTGGTTGAGCCGGCGGTTGCGGACGACCAGCCGCTTGCCGGACCGCTCGACGCCGTCCACGTGGGTATCGCCCGGTCTTCGGCGTCGGTCACGCGGTCGGGGAAAACGTAGGCGTAGCCCGCGGCGTCTGTCAGATACTCGGCGCCCATGTCGCCGGTCGGCGCCAGCGCGTTGCTGATGCTGATGACGAAGGCGGCCTCGGCCGTGATCGTGTCGGATAACGCGACCGACTCACCGAGCACTTTGTGCGTGTCGGTCGCGAGGTCAGCCGTGCCTTCGCCCCACGTGAACGCGTTCCACTCGTAGGCCGCCCACTTGTCGGAAGGGGCTGGCCCGAAGGTGTTTACGCTGTTCGCAATGGTGATGGAGAAGTCAGCCACGGTCCCCTCACGAGATGGTCAACTCGCAGGTAGCCGTCAGGGTGTCGCTTGCGCCCTTGTTGATCACCGCCTCGGTATCGCGGTTCAGCATGGTGCCGCCGGTCGACGAGCTGAACACGCCGTACTCGGCGATGGCGCCGGTACCGGTGCCCGCGGCGAAAGTTCCCGTAACCCTATAGATAGCGCCGCTCACGTAGGAGACGACGCCAGATACGCGGGCGAGCTCGGTGCCGAGCGCCGTGTTAGCCGCGGCCTCGGCGGTGGCATCCGTGCCGATCGCGACGTAGCGGCAGGTGAACGTCGATGCGGCGACGGCTGCGCTGTACAGGAAGCTGGCCAGGAACTCCTTGCCGTTCGTGCAGACGACGTTGGTGCCGACGCGCTCGTCCTTGATCGCGCCGTCCGGGCCGGTAAGCGTGTAACGCCAGCGGCCGACCAGCTTGGCGCCCGCCTCGTCGTCGCCGTAGACCCGGGTGACACCACTCATGCGGAAGCAGCCTCCGGGTTCTTGCGTGGACGGCCGCCCTTATTCTTCGGAACCTCGAGCGCCGCCAGCTTCGCCTTGAGCGCCTCGATCTCCTCATCCTTCTCGCGCATCTCTTTGACCTGCTCCTTGGCGTCGTCGTGCAGCAGGTGCTCGTGCTCGCGGTTGAGCGCGGCGAGCTCCTCGGTCGTCGCGACCTTCTGGCCGGTCGCGTGGCAGACAAGTGGCACCTCGGCGGGCGTTACCTTGTCGAGCGCCACGACGCGCAACCGCTTGTAGGAGGTCGGGCACTGCTGGCCCCCCGCGTTCTTGATCATCGGGAAGAACTGCCCTTCAAAGAGAAGCGCGTCCTCGAAGTCCATGTCGACGTAGCCGCCGGCATGGATCTCGATCTGCGTACCCTTGAACAGCTCCCGGTGAGGATGAACGTTGTCGTTGTAAACGCGCGCGCGGGCCATGGGTACCTCAGGTATTCCAAGTGATAAGTTTGACGGCGACGCCGCCGGAGACGACTGCGGAGCCTCGGAGCTGTACGTAGCGACTGGTGACCGCGAGCGGCGCAATGCCGCCGTTCGTCCCGACGCCCGCCGCTACGATGAGGCTTTGATACTGAACGGGCGCCGTGTTCACGCGCTCGAAGACCTGGGCGTAAGCCGAGCCGTCGTGCGAGCCGTAGACATCGAACACGACTGCCGTCGACATGGTCGGCAGCTGCACGAATACCTTGGTGAACGCATCGCCACCGGTGTCGATTTCACACGAGCTGGCGCCGGACGCTATAGTTCCGACAAAGACGCGGATCGGTCCCATGGGCTACTCCTAGCGGCCGTACACCGTGATGTAGAGCTCGTCGCCCGTCGTGAAGCCGGTAGCGCCAAGCGTTCCGGCGATGGCCGTGCCCGCGAGCCCCGAGTTCGGAAACAGCTTCGGAGCTGCCGACGCCATCGACGAGTAGCCGACCGAGAAGGCTTCGATCGTCGAGAGGCCCGTCTCGATGTTCTGCGTAGCGGCATCCGCGACGCACTTCATGATCACTGCGCGCTTGTTGCCGAACACGGTCGGCGTCTTGGTCACGGTCCAGGCCATCGCCTAGCCCTCCTAGAAAAGGATTTTGCGTTGCTCGGTCGCCGGGTTTTCGCACTGCTCGCGGACTTCGTCGCTCATCTGGAACATGCGCAGCGCTGACGCTAGCGTCATCTGACGCACGCTCCTGATGTTCCCCTCGGGGTAGCTGCCGAAACAGCCCCCCTCGGATGCGTTGATGTAGACGCCCGGCACGTGCTCCGCGAGCCAGTCGAACCACGCCTTGAAGTTGGCGTAGCTCTGCCAGGTCTTCACCTTGTTGCCAAATACGTCAGTCAGGCGGATGCACTGGCCGATGTCGGCGTCGTACTTGCTGTCCCAGCCGTGGAACTTCTCGGTGTAGCTGAAGGAGAAGTCGGCGCCCAAGAAGACGAGCGCCGAGGCTCCCAGGATACCCTTGGAGAAGTACGTGGCCGCGCCGAGCACGTTGCCGCCGGTCGAAAGGAACGTGCGGAAGCGCTCGATCTCTTCGAGTTCATTCATCAGCCGCTCGTCGGGGAGCGGGCAGTTGAAGAAATAGACCTTCCCCTGCCAGCGGGCGAGTAGCTCCGGGTCGGTGCCGATGTAGGCGATGAGAGTGCGCTCTTTGGTGAGCGCCCAATACTCGTCGGCTGACTTCGACCCGCCTTCCGAAACCTCCTCGACCGTGACCGGGCCGGCGTCCAGCGTGACGTAGTAGTCAGCTGGCGCGCCGAGGTCTTCCAAGTAGTGGAAGTTATGCAGACAGGAGACAACGGGGATGCCGGCTCGGGCGTGAAGCCCTGGCGCGTTGTGCTTCAGCGACGGGCCAGAGCCGACGACGATCACCGGGCTATACCGGTGGGCGCCGAACAGCTTGCCGACACCGTGCTCCGCGAACGACCCGAATTTCGCCTTATTCGCCTTGACGTTCTTGAGCCACGTCGGCCGCCACGATTGAACCGTGACGGCGTCGTTGCTGCAAGCCTGCCCGTAGAGGCCGCCTTGCCTCTGCGGGGGCAAGTCGAAGTAGGGCTGAAATTCGAGCCGGATTTCCCTCGTTGCTACTGTCAAAGTTGCTTCACCCGTAGCAAGAGACGAAGGCCGAGCCGCTGGTGCCCGAGGTGATCGCTTCGAGTGCGACACCGCAAGCCGGCGCGAGGTTCGCCGTCGTCAGAGAGACCGGTGCGAAGAAACCATCGGCCGCGATCTCGATGAGGCCACGTTGCGCGACGGTCGCGCTGGCGCCAGCCTTCATCTGAACCTTGGTGATGCCCTTCGCGACGAGCCAGCCGTAAGTGCCGGTCGTCAGCGTCGCGTTGCGGCAGACACCGATGACGAAGTCGGCCGAGGTGACCGACGAAACCGTGACCGTGTAGCCAGACGCGCTGCTTTGCAGCACGGCGCCGCGACCGACCGAGATTTGAGCGTCCGTGCCACCGTTGTAGACGTACACGTAGTCGATGCCGCCATCGGTGCAGCGGGAGCCGACTTCCGGGTCTTTGGGGCCGCGTGTCGCCGTGACGTTGGAGACACTGTCGAAACGGATAGGGGCGATTCCTTCGTATGCCATGGCGTTGTGCCTCCTATTAGGCGGTGAGCGCGGTGAACACCGCGTTCATGCGCAGGTTGTCGACGCCCATCGCGCCCATCCAGTAGATTTTGGCGGTCTTGACGTTCTGATTGACCGGCTTCTGGAACGGCTCGAAGCGCATGTCTTCGTCCTTGTGGACCTTGAGCGCGAGCGTCTCTTCGTTGAGGAAGAGGAGCGGTTGCGAGCTGGACACCTTGGAGCCGGAGATGATCGGCATGCCGTTGAACATGAGGTTCTGGAAGCCGCCCTTGGCCGTGTCGCTGTCGGTGAACCGCTGTTGCGGCTGCAGCAGCGCCCAGTAGGCGTTGAAGATCGTGCGCGTCGCCATGCCGACCGTCGGCGACTTGTTGTTGATCGTCGCACGGTTGTACATGGTCTGCATCGCCGGGAGGCCGAGCGTCGTGGTCGTCGAGTCGACCTGCGCGCGCCACCAGGAGTTATCCGTGGTGGAGATGCCGCCGACCGTGCTGCCCGAGCCGACGAGCAGGGCGCGGGTGCCCAGGATCGACTTGGCGTTGGTGCCCGCCGAGTAGATGCCGTCGCCGAGGTAGTCGGTGAGCGTGTCTTCGGCGATCTTGGTCTTCGCCTTCACGAGGTCGATCACCTGCGCGTCGCCCATGTTCTTGAGTTCTTCGCTGCGCTCGATCGAGATATTCACGTACAGCTGCTTCCAGTCGAACTCAGCGGCCGTGATCTGGTTGTTGTCGGTCGTCTGCAGCGTCTCGGCACCCGAGTACCAGCCGGCCGACGTGGTCAGCGCGTAGCTCAGCGGGAACATGACGGAGGTACCGCCGCTGATCTTCTGGTAGCGGTCCTTCTTCTTCAGACGCTGGAGAAGGGGGTCGCTGTCGAAGATGTTGTCGACGAGCTTCGGGACGTAGTGCTTCTTCGTGATCGCGGAAAGCTGATCGTAGGTCAAAGCCATGGCTGGCTCCTTGTTTTATGCGGTGATGCCGAGTTCGCGATGGATGTCGCGGGTGATGTCCTCGTAGGACTTCCCGCGGACGTTGGCTGGCGCGTCGTCCGGCACCTTCTTGGGGGTTGGGCTGCGGCCCAATAGTCCCTGGCGCTTTTCCTGCTCGCCTGCCTTCAGCTTCGCGCGCTCAGCGTTCGCCTTCTCCGACTCGACGAGCTGGTCGTGGAGATAATCTCGAAAGGCCGCGCGGAAGGTGCCGATGCCGTTCTCGGCGGCATGCTTCAGCACGCGGTATTCGAGGGTCTCGCCAGACTCGTCCCTAGCATTGAGATCGATGTTCGGGTGTTTCGCCCGGATCTCCTCAATGGCCGTTGAAAGCGCCTCGTCTTGGCGCGTCTGCTCTTTGAGTAGTGCTTCCTGCTGCTCGGCTTCGCGCGCTTGCTGCTGTTGCTGCAGGAAGGCGTCGACTTGCGACAGCTTCTCCTGGAACGGCTTGAGCGCTGCCTGGAGCTCGGGCGGCAGCTGGTTGACCTGGTCGGGTACTTCCTGGCCGCGCTTGGCGTAGGACTCCTGGACGTGCTGCCACCATTCCGGATTCTTCGTCGCGTAGTCGTCGACCTCGGCGTAGGGCTTGTACTTGCCCTCGAGATCCTTGAAGGACGCTTCGCGCTTGTTCAGCTCGGCCGCGCGCTGGGAGTAGTTGTGCCCCTGGCTCGCCCAGACGCGGAGCTGGTCGACGCTCGTCGGCACTACGCGCTTGCCGTTGAAGTCGAAGGCCCACTCGTCGCCCTTCCAAGCCGGCGGCTCAGGAGCAGCGGGGGTTTCCGGCTCGGGCGCGGTTTCCCCGCCCATCGGCCGATCTTCCGCCGGCTTCTCGATGCTATCGAGTAGCTCTTGGGTATCGATATCGTCCATGCGTCACGGCCCCGCCGGACGCACGTTTGCCGCGCCGCCTTGCTCGGGCGTCGTCGGGCCGCCGGCAGGCTCGGGGCCGCCGCCGCTCAGCAGCTCTTCCATCTTGGCCTGGAAGAAGTCGCGGATTTCTTCGATCACGGCCTTCGCTGCAGGGTTGCTGGCAGCTTCGGCGAGCGCGCCAAGGCGCTTGTCGATGTCGACGATGATTTCCTGCGGGCCGCCGGCACCACCTTGCTCGCCGCCTTCGGCGGGAGCAGGAGCATTGCCAGGCGCCGCGCCTTGAGCAGGCGGCATACCTTCGCGCACGGTTTTTATCCGGGGTCAGACGCTAATAAGTTGAGGCCGGATAAGTTAGGCGCGGGATAAGTTTTGAAGTGCGTCTGCTAGTAATATACGACGCTGCTCAAGAGTTCACCAGTTTTCGGAAACTCAGGCGGCACCTTTAGGCGGTGGCGCGGCGGCTGCCTCGGCTTGCGCCTGGGCGGCCTTCTTCTCCTCGATGCGCTGCAGCACGGCTTCCCAATTGGGATAGTCCGAGCCTTTGAGCACTTCTTCTTCGTCGATGATGCCGAGCTCGAAGAACTTGAGGAGTTTCCCTTCCTTCTCGGCCTTCGCGAACGGCAGGCTCGAGCCGGTCACGACGCGCACGTCGAACTTCCCGCGGATCTCGTATTCCCGCATGCCGGTAACGTCTTCTTTGCCCTCGTCGGTGTACGGGGTAACGCGCACCTTTTTGCCGGGCACGCCGTTCTGTCCCTCAGTCGGCTCGACCTGCATGCGGAAGTAGCGCGCGGCACCGTCCTTGCCGGTCAACCGGTAGACTTGCGGCGCCGACATGAACTGGAAGAGCCGCGACAGGTATTTCTGCCCGACGCCCTGCAGGTAGAAGTCGAGGTTTCGCGCCTTCTGGCGGATGCGGGTGTGTGCCGCTTCCTGCAGGCTGGAGATGGCGGAGGCGGCCGTGACGCCGGTCGGCTGGACGCCCCGAGTAACGTCCTGGCTACCGCTGATGCTGTCGAAAACCTCGCCAAGCTTGTCGAACATCTGGAGGACGAAGGGCTGCAGGGAAACCCCCTCGACCCTTTGCGGCGAGTTTTCCCCGTCGTACTCGACATTGAGGCCCGGTCGGTTCGTCAGGCTGTCCGGGTCGACGCCGCTCGAGCTCGGCACCATCCAAATGGGGTTGCCCATCAGGGTCAGCACGTCGAGCGCGAAGGAATAGATCTTGTTGATCATCCGCTGCGGGCCCTTGAGCTGCTCGACCTCGCTCATGCCCCAGAATTCGCGCGGGAGCAGGTAGTTCACGTAGCGGTCGAACGGGATCTCTCCGTCATCGTAGGGAATCGGCCCGTCGTCTAGCAGCACGCCCGCGCACGTGATGATACGGCGACCGTTCGGGTACTTGGCCTTCTGGACGTATTCGACCTCGCGGCTGCCGTCTTCCCGTACACGAGGCTCGCCGGTCGCCTCGTCGATGACCGGACGCTCTTCCTCGTCGAAGTCCTCGGCGCAGTACTCGGGCGTCAGGTACAGGACCTTGTAGAGGGCTAGGTCCTTGTTGGCCGGGTCGGTAGGGGTAGACCCTTCCATGACCTGGTTGCGATCGGCCGGCGAGCGGAAACGCACGTCATTCTGCGAGCGCTCGCTCGTGATCAGCTGGGCGACATCGGCCTTGAGGAACTTCGCCTTGTCCGGGTGCTTCCGCTTGATCCAGCCAAGGTCCTTGGGTTCCGCGTAGACGAAGGTGGGACACCCGCGGTTGGTGTCGCGCGCCTCGGGCGCCGGGAAGCAGTAGACCGGGTCGCGAGATTCGTAGTTGATCCGGTTCGGCTCGCCCTCCATCTCGCTGAGGCCCGTGCCGTAGATGTTCGAGTCGTAGACGACCTCGAGGAGCTGCTCGCCCCAGTTGTGGCGGACCCAGTCGGCTTCCGCTACCTCGTTGATGATCTCGGCGACCTCGGCGTCTCCCGGCTCCTGCGGCAGGTACTCGAAGCGGGGTCGCGCGTCGACCTGGATGGGCACGGTCGACTGGATGCTGCGGAAGATGTAGTTCAGAACCTCGCTATGCCGGTAGGACGGCCGCTGCTCCTTCCACTGGCGCCCGCGGAACATCCGGTAGTCTTCGAGCCAGTTGTGGTCGTAGGTCCGCCGGTGCTTCTTGTTCTTGCCGAGCACGTCGTCGACCAACTGGATGAGCTTGCGCTCCTCCGGGCTGGGGTTGTACTGCTCGGCGCTCTTACCGGGTTCCTTCTCGGGGGCTTGGTGCTCCGCGAGCATGGTCGACGCTTCGGCCACGATGGGCTCCTTACTTCAGGTTGGCAGCGTCATTGTACCGCTGTTCACGGCGCTCCTCGCGCACCGCATCGAAATGCTTGTGCATCGACTCGGCCGACTCGTTGCCTACGGGCACGAGCCCGCGGTTTTTCGCGATCTTCTCGGCTTGCTTGGGAGTGCATGCCACGCCTAGGCCGTGGTTCATCTCGATCTTGTTCCAGTCGCCGGCGCCGCTGAACGCAAAGCGCGTCGGCAGCTTGCGACCGAGCGCGCCGCACTCGCGGCATGCCTCGCTCGTCTGCGACTGGGACATCGGCTTGATGACCTCGAAGCGGTGGCCGGTCTGGCACTCGTAATCGTAAATTGGGGGCATCTACCAGTTCTCCGTGCTGCCGCTCACGCGCAGCGGGCGCTTGAGCCGTTCTATGCGCGCATGCTGCGTCTCTTGCCGTTGCTCTTCTGCTGCGGGCACGCGGGCAATGTGGCGCTTGCTGCCCTGCCATGTCATGACCGTGGCGTAGCGGTTTGCGTCCATCGCGTGGTTGTCCTGGTCGACGGGCGTCGGTTCCTTCACGTCCTTATCCGGGTTGATGTCGGCATCGTCTTCCGGCCAGTGATACGCCTCGTACTCGTCTTCCGTGTGCGGGTTCGCCCCGCGGAACATCTTGTAGCGCCGCGTCTTGATCAGCTCGTAGTGCTTCTCGATGCCCTGCAGCGAGTTGTTCGCGCCCTCGGCGGGCAGCTTCGCCTCGTTGAATGAGCGAATGTCGTCCGGGTTCGCCGGGTCGCAGTAAAACCGCTCGATGTTCCAGACGGCTTGCAAGCGCTTCGCCGCCTCGATCTTCCGGTCGATCGTCAGCTGCGTCTTGTAGAACTCGGCGACTTGGAAGTGGTGGCCGTCCGGCGTGATCGCGCGCACGACGATGACGAAGGGATGGCTGTAGCCCCAGTCGACGCCCGCGACGACGCGCGTACCGCTCGGCAGGGCGAACGGCTCGACCACGTTCTCGACCTCGTCGAAGCACTGGTAGACGAGGCCCTCCATCTTGTCGAACTCGCCGCCGTACATCATTTGGAAGCGGCGCGGGTCCATGGTCGAGCGCTTGCGCTCGTACTCGGCGCGCGGGAAGTACGGGTTCTCGTCGCTGCGGGCCTTGACGTAGAGCACGTCGGGCAGCGAGTCGGGCTTCCGCTTCAGCGGGCGAATGATTTCCTTGTAGATCCAGTTGAGAGAGTAGGGCGAGGTCGTCAGCGTGATCGGCGCTTCTTTGAAGGATGCACGCGCCTGCAGGTTTTCCCAGAAGTACAGCGAGAACTTGCCGGCCTCGTCGCCCCAGACGTGGCGCACGTTCGTCATGCCGACGACGCTGTCGGGGTCGGTGCCGGTGCGGAAGTACAGCGTGCCGCCGCCCGGCATGCGGAACTCCATGGCGCCCGCGTTGAAGTTGCCTTCCCAGTAGTCGGCCATTATGGCCTTGAAGGCTGGGAGGGTCGACTGCGCCATGATCTTGTACGTAGGCGCCGCAATGATGAAGGTGTCATCGGCTGCCGTGTGCGTGTGCAGGGCTATCTTCATGCGCACCGCGCCGACACGCGACTTGCCCCACTGGATGCCTGCGCCGCAAAGCGTGATGCGGCGGTCGCTGAAGACCGCGCGCTCTTGCTTCTCACTGTGCGGCTTGAAGATCAGGCGCCTTGCTCCATCACCTGCTTACGCTTCGCTTCCAGCTCCGCAATCCGCGCCTTGATGGCTTCCCGCGTGAACTCGGCAATGTGATCCCAGCGGAGTTTCGCGCGGAGGCCGGTGAGCTCGTGGTCGATGTTGGTGAGTTGGGTGGTCATCGGTATTCCTCCGGCCACAGATGCCGCGGTGTCTTGCCGCACGCATTGCCCTGCGAGAAGTCACCGGGGCCGATCGCCTCGCCGCGTTCGATCGGCGCCAGCGCAATCCCGCCCTCGACGTGCCGCCACATGAACGGCGAGAAACCGCGCGTGTCTTCGACGAGCGAGCGATACGCGCCGAAGTTATGCCCATAGGTGAAGACATCGCCCGCCGCGATGTCCCTGGTGGCAAGGAGGCGGCGGTTATACTTCAGGAGCATGTCGCGCTCTTCCGGGGTCGGACCGATCGCATGCCGACGCGTGCCGCGGATGTTCTCGACCATGGTCTGGAACTCATCGGCGGTCAACGAGTGCGGCCGATCCGGCGTGTCTAACTCCGGGAATGCCGTGAAGTGCTTTTCGATGACGACGGCTCCTTGTCGAGCTGCCGCCACAGGGTGACCAACGATGTCAGTTGAATGGTCGGAGAATCCGACGCGGAGGCCGTAGACGTTGAGTTCTGCCATAACTCGTAGGTCGATTGTGCGAGCCGGGTAAGCCGACACGCAGTACATGAGCACGGTACGCGCCTTAGCCGGGCCGCCCAGTGTTTGAAGCGTTGCAGCAATGTCGCCTCTGCTCTTCGCGCCGACGCTCAGAACGATGGGTTTGCCGGTTGCCGCCACCGCCTCTAGCAGCTGCGGCCACGTCGCATCGCTACTCGCGACCTTGTGCCAGGGGACGAACGGGTCTACCGCGGCGACCAGCTCCGGGCTGAACGCGGTGCACGCGAAGTCGATGCCGCAGGCGTGCGCCTTTTCCTTGAGGGCTGGGAGCCAGGCTAGGGGCAGGCGTAACGGACGCGTCGGACAGCCAGGCAAATCCGCGATCTCTTCTAGCCGCCGCTTTTCTTCGTTGGGTCCGTAGAGCGATTCCCAATCGAACGCCTGGAACTTCACGCAATCCGCGCCCGCCGCCTTGGCCGCGCCGATGCTGGCCACCGCGTCCTCGCGGCTCGCCCAATTGCTGCCGACCTCGGCCACGATGTACGGCTTTGCCTCGAACAGTCTCGTCATTTGTCCTTCTTGCCCCGCGTGTTCGCCTCGATCTTCTCCAGCACCGCGAGCACCGCCGCCGCGCTCCTGGTGACCACCGCGGTCAGCTCGACCAGCACTTCCACGACACTCGGGCCGAGGCCCATGGCGTCACTCCTCGTCTTTGGGGGGCGCGGCGCCAAGCAACGTCTCAGAGCCATCAGACCGCTGAATGACGAACGGCTTCGGCTGCGACACCTCGACCTTGTCGGTCACCTTGCCGAGCAGGCGGTTCAGGAACCACTCGGCGCGCGCCTGGTCGCCCTCGGTTTCCCCGGCCGCCAGGATGCTGATGATGAGCCGCTCGATAGCCGGAGTCGCCGGGTCGTCGTGGTGCGCGGCCAGCTCGGCCGTCGTCATCCATAGGAAGCGGTTCGCCATCGCCTCGAACGCGGTCTTCGTCAGCCGCTTGGCTTCCTTCAACTCAGGCGGCAGCGGCGGCTTGCCCGGTCCCCCCGGATTGCCCGGCTTGAAGTCGCGACCGCCGGACTTTTTCCCGTTGCGCGCCAAGTCAGTCTTCCGCCTTCGCGAGGCCAAGCTTGGCCTTCGCCTTCTCGATGAACGACATCTTGTCGGCCTCGGTCTTCTCCTTCGGCGCCGTACCCTCTGCCGCCTGCTTGTCCATACGACGCTTGATCGCGTCGGACATGTTGCCGCCGAAAGTGCTCATTGGTTTTCCCTATTGGAGTAGATCGCTCTTATCCCATGGTGCCCGCTATTTGAGCAACCTGCTAGCATGTAGCCATGCAGACGTCGCAACGCGGAATAGACCTGATCAAAGAGTTTGAGGGCTGCCGCCTCGAGGCTTACCGTTGCTCGGCAGGCGTGTGGACGATTGGCTACGGCTCCACGCGCGGGGTTAAGCCCGGCATGGTTATCACCGCCGACGCGGCAGACGAACGCCTACGGGAAGACCTTCGGCATGCCGAGAGCGCAGTTAAGCGGTGGGTGCCCGCGAACACGCGCCAGCACCAGTTCGACGCGCTCGTGTCGCTCGCCTTCAACATCGGCGTCGAAGCCTTCCGCCACTCCACGCTCCTCGCCAAGCTGACCCGCGGCGACGCCCGCGGTGCTGCCGAAGAGTTCGAGCGGTGGGTCTACGCTGGCGGCCAGGTTAGCCCCGGGCTCGCCCGCCGGCGCAAGGCCGAGCGTGCTCTCTTTGAGAACGTGCTCACTACCAGCGTACCGGACGGGGCTGCCTGACGCGAAACGACCCGGAACACGCAATCGTGCCCCGGGCCATGCGGAGTGTTTCGTCTCGCAAGAAAGCGAAGATGACTCGCTACCAGCTTAACGTGCCCATCCACAGGAGTGTCAGGCCACTCCTCGGCGCGATCCCGCCCGGTGCCAAATCGGTGCCACGCACCGTGACAAAGGCCGTTTACCCGTGACAGGGCGTGAGACTAGCGAAAAGGCCGCGGGCCTTGGGGCCCTAGGTTAAGCGGGCGTGCGCACTAGCTGAATTCGCGGGCCACTTACCGCTTCAAATCCGGTCTGCGGCTCCAGGGTTTTGCTGCTAGACCGGGTGCTTAGAGCACCGCCCCCCGGTGCCGGTGCCAAATCGGTGCCAGCCGTTAGCGACTCGACCGCTGCACGCAGGAAGTCTGGCGACAGATGCGTGTAGCGGTCAGTCATCGCCACGGTCTTGTGGCGCATCAGGCGTTGGCGCTGGGAGAGCTCGACGCCTGCCATCGCCAGGGTAGACCCGAACGTGTGGCGTAGGTCGTGGAACCTCACCCGCTTTACCCCCAGCCTTGTGCACAGGCGAGCAAGCCGCTCGTTCGCGTGCCTCACCAGCTGCGTGTCGAACACCGCGGTGCTGCCCCCTCGCTCGAGCCGGCGAAGGGCCGAGAGAGCCGCCGCGTTCAGCGGCACGTACTCGGCGTCCAGGCTCCCCTTGGTCCGCGTGATGCGCCGATGGGCCTTGAAGCAGTAGACCGCGTCCACGCGCAGGAGCCGCGCGCCGAAGTCTACCTGCGCCCAGGTCAGCCCCGCGAGCTCGCCCCGCCGCAGCCCCGTGTGAGCCGCGACCGCGACGAGGGCCGCCATGTCCGGAGCGACCGCCCACGCCTTCGCCAGGAAGCCGTCGCGCTCGGCCGGCGTCCAGTACGCCACCGCGGGCCGCCCGACGCGCAGCGCCTCGACCGTGGCCCAAGGGCTCGCCTTGAGCACCTTCCACTTCACCGCGGTCTTCGCCACCTTCTTAGCCAGCCCCAGCACGTTGTTGACAGTCTTAGCCTTGAGCCTGACACGCAGCTCGCGCTTTAGCTCTTCCAAGTCACTCTCAGTCAGCTCGTGCAGCGGCCTAGTCCCGAACCGCGGGATGAGGTACCGCCGCAGCGCGTTGCCGTCCTCGACGTACTGGCTCGCCGCCTTCTCGACCTTGCAGTGCTCCTCGAGCCACCGCTTGGCAAAGGCGCCGAAAGTGGTAAGTTGAAAGCTATCGCAATCTGATCCTTGGTTAACCCTGAGCACTAGCCCGGGGTTTTCTTTTTGTACGGCGACCTCGGCCTCCCACCGCTCGGCCATCGCCTTGGTGCGAAAGGTCTTGGTCAGCCGCTTGCCGCCGACGCGAGGCTGCGCCCGCCATCGGCCATCTGCTGTTCTAAATGCCATTAGCCATCTCCGTTGCTAACGGCCTTTCCGCGTAGTCTCTGACCCCGTGCGCGATCCGGCTTGTAAGGCTCGACCATGGCGTCGACCGTCTCGGGCAAGAACCGCAGCTGGCCACGGAGCCGGCCGTCTGGCACCAACAGCCCCGCGCTCACCCAATTGCGAATCGTCCCCTGCGTCACGCCAAGGCGCACCGATGCCGCCCGCACGCTCAGGTATTTTTCAAAGAGCGCCTGCTGATTCGTGTCAGTCTCAGTCATTCGTGACAGCCCATGCAATCGCGTTAAATTCGCGTTTTGGTAAGTGGACGCTCGGAATACCGCCAAAGCGTTGCGCCGCAGTACATGCAGCGGTAGCGCGCCGCGCGCTCGCCCGCGACAAGGGTGAGTTCGAGCACTTCCCGGTAGTCGGCGACGTGGATGCACCACGCTTGGCGCAGGAGGGCGCCTACCTTTTGCACAATGCCCATTAGGCTGTCTCCTTGCCCTTCTGGCGCGCTGGAGTGGGCGGGGGCGCCAGGGATAGCCCCCCGAGCATTCCCGCGAGCTGGCGGTGCCTTTCCCGGGCTGCAGCGAAGAGTATGCGGCTGACAGCCTTGGCGGCGCGCGTGCGGTCGCCGGCCCACTCGACGGTGAAGCCTCGCCCAATCCACGAGTAGACCGACCCGATCACGGCCTCGGGCGTGACCTCGCCGCGGTACTGCTTGAGCTCGACGGCTGCGAGCGGGGCTTCCACGACGATCACGCGGCATTCGTACGAGCGCATGAGCCGCAGCATCCGCTCGAAGCGGTCGCGCTCGCGGCCCACGCATTGAACCAGATCGCTGAGCGATTTTCGTTCCACGGCGACCACGTGCTCGAGGCCGACCACGGAATAGTCCCCGCACGGGAGCGTGCCGCGCACGGTCTTGAGATCAAGGTCGGCCAGCGGCAATTGTTCGCGCGTATCAATTACGCACGTGATGTCGTCGGGCCGCAGGTCTTGATGCGCGCGACTCATGACAGCTCCCTCGCCGCGCTGGCCTCGCGGTCTAGCTCGTCGTCCGACCTCGCCCAGTTTTCGAAATCCGGGTCGAGCCGGCGGCCAAGCTTTGCGAAGAACGCGCAGAGCTCGCGCAGCTCCCAGTCGCCATGGAACACCATCGCGACGTTGCCCTCGTCGTCCTGCTCGACGACACTGCACGGCCATTGGCCTTCGCGAAGCGTCAGGACGTGCCGCGCCTCGTTGCCGCCGCTCACGACATAGCGACACCGCATCACCCCGGTTGAGCCGACGCCGCGAAGCGTGAGCGTTCGCTCGTGACTCATGGCGCGCCCCCTGCGGTGACAGGTGACGGGCGTGACGGGCGTTTTATATCGGTCTGAAAAACGACTTGTCCTATAGGACAGGGTACTGTTTCTCTCGTTAGCTTGATTGTCACCATTGTCACCAAAGAATAAGCTGTTTATAGAATTGGCAAAACGGGTGACACACGCCGACGATCACCCGTTCGTCACGCTTGTCACTCGCCGGGCTTTTTCCGCTCACGGATCTTTTCGGAGTCGTGCTTAGGTCTGATTCCGACGTAGCGCGTGCCACGTTTTCCGTGCTTGATTTCGAGCCCAGGAATTTGCCGCCCCCAGCAATCCTTGAGCTTTTTGACTTCGAGCGTACTTCTAATGTTAGCGTTCACAAGGTACGGACGGACATCTTCGCCGCCAATTTCGGCCTCGGGATCTACAATGAAGTGGGCGTTGAACACGTCGAGGTAAGCCGCTTCGGACTCGAGCGCGACGTCGACGGCGGGGTCAAATGGGATCGGTCCGTGGGTCGGACACTCTTGCAGGTAGATCTCTTTGCAAGAGCGGATGATCGCCTCGGCCTCGGCGGTGAGCCGCGCTTCGTAGGTCGGATCGCTTTCGACCGAGACGGGGCGCACGCCGATGAAAATGAGGCGGCGTAAATCGGACTTCTGGCTGGTGATGACGGGCTTGGAATTGGACGCCGCGATGATCTTGCAGTCGGATAAATCGGAAAACCCCGAGCGGTTTTTTTCCTCGAAGAAAAGCGGGTCGTTGCCGGTCAGTGACTTGAATTGAGGCGATGCGAACCATTTCCAGTCGGCACAGTCGAAAAAAAGCCCGAGGCGTTTTCCGTAAATGCGCATGTTCCAGAATTTATCCCCAGGCGTCGGCGGCGACAGGGGGACCGCCGCGGCACCGAATACGTTACGGAGCAGACGCATAAGCGCGCCCTTGCCGTCGCCGCCTTCGCCATAGAGGTAGAGGTATTGCTGGCGATCGGCTTGGGGATAGAAGAGCGAGCCGATGAACGCGCAAAACGCGAGTGGCTGCGAGCAACGCGAAATGAATTCTTCGAAAACCGGCGGTGGTTTTCCCGGCCAGCCAGGCGGCGCGTCAAACGACAGGCGTTTGAACGTGAGCCCCGGCTGCGATCGCTCCAGCAGGGCGTCCGGCCGGCGAGGCAGCGGCGGGGTCAGGCCAAGCCACATGTTGCGGCACTTGACCGCCTTTTCATAATCGACGCCGCTCGCGGCCTCGACGAACGGAATCGAATTCCAAGCGTATTGGATAATGGCGTCGGCGACCACGTCCTCGTCGCGGTAGACGACGATTTCGCCCGCGAGTTCCTCGAGCACAGCCTTGCGCCCGGCATCGTCACTCACGACATGGAACCGGCGCGGGAAGGTGGGCCAGTCGGCCGGCGCGGCGCCGTGTCGGTTCATTTTCTGGACGAGTACTTGGAAGAACTCCGTCTGTGACATCTCGGTACCGTCACGCTCGCGTCGTGTCTCGGCGATATTGATGACTGGCGCCATTGGCCGCTGCGCTCCTTGCAGTTGGCGTTGGACGGCCTCGAGCCCTTCGGCAAGCGCGAGGTCGTTGAAGTCGGTGCCGCGCTTGGCCTGGTCGGCAAACCTGGGCAGGATGCACGGTGCGCCCAACGCTTTGGCTGTCGCCTCCGCGGCTCGCGCACCCGGGTTGTTTGCGGTGCTGTAGTCGTCGTCACCCGCCACGACCCATTCCAAATCCGGATGGGCCTTCAGCAGGGCGGCACCAGTGCGTTTGAAATTTCCAGCCGAGAAGGTGGCAAAGGCGACGCTGCCCGTTGCCTTATGAATCGAGACGGCCGTTGCGAAGCCCTCGCAGAGGTAGGCGGTGCCGGTGAGCTCGCCGACTTGGAAGAACGTCTCAGCCGTGCGCTGGCCGGCAAACCAAAGCTTCCCGCCCCGTGGGCTGATGCGCTGGGCGCCCCAGATATTGCCGTACACGTCTTGATTGGGAATGAGCAGGGTATCACGCCGCATGAGTGCACCGCACGGCTCGATGCCCTTGGCGGCTAAGTAGGGGTGGGAGGGGGAGGCGGCCGAAGCCTGCGCGAGCACCGTCCGGATCTCGAGTGCGACGCACTCTTGCTCCGTGCGGCGTGCCGTCTCGGCTAGCTTGGCCGCCTCCT